GCCTTTATCTGCCATTTTTAATGTTAATCCACCAAGTGAAATAGCATTTAAAACCTGTATTATTACCGGTGTATCTGTCTTAGACAACTTTCCAACCCAAGTTATATTATCAATATAATCTGTTAGCTGTATATAGTTGTTAGCTGTTATTTTCTTATAACCCGTTGGACCATCAGCAATAACTCCAGTTCCTAATGCTGCTTTAATTGCATCCTGACTAACTTCTTTTATATTAGCCATTAATGTTACAACCCATTCATCAATAGCCTCTAAGCCTTTTGCTGCTCCCTTAACCCCATCTATTTCTATTTTTCTAATAGTCGGTACTGCTGAAAACGCTCCTCCGCCTTGTGTTGCTCCTAATAATTTTCCGGATGCAACTGCACTATCAAATGTATCTGTGCCAACAACGAAATTTTTAAAATAAGCTCCTGCATCTAGCAAAAGATTTTCTGCTGTTTTTGCTGTAAATCCACTAAATCCTTTTGGCATTTTTATTCTCCTTTCAACTCATGTAATTGTATTTCAAATAATAATCTACGTCTGATTATTAACTTATCCTCTTCTTCAACTTTCTGCCTAATACTTTTATAAATAACAAATTGTACTTCTGTATTTATAAAATAATATTTATTTAGAACTGTTTGAACTGTATCTGCCAAATCTTCAACTGCTCTTGTGCTTGTGCCATGGTCAATTACATTAACTTCTAACTGATATAAAGTCTTACCGAAATCATAAGAGACTTCGCTTAATTCAAAAACAAGCCGAGGATAAACAGCAGGATCTTGATTTTCTTCATAATATACCTTTGGTGTCAGTGTCTCAAATAATCTCTGTAATTCAACTCTAAGTGTCCACGTCTTCATCCCCTACCTCCTCAGCTTCATCTATTAACGCCTGTGCCTTTGCTTCGTCTTCAATGGCACTTAAGTATTGTGCTTCAATCTTTTGTATATCATTAATGCTTTCAAATACGGTGTCACGCAATATACTTCTCTTAGGCTGACCATTAGTTCCTAATTCTTGCTGAATAGCATACCAGCTATCACCTGATACACCTTTCTTTGTATTTCCAAATCCAATCTGCAAGTCAGTTTCAATACCTCTCACCCAAGTCTGAATAGTTTTATATGGTCTTCTACTTTTGCTAAAGCCTGGGAGTTTTCTCATCTTTGCGGCCATTTTTTTTCTAATAACTTTTGCCACATCTTTTAACGCTGCTCTTGACAACTCTTGAATTGTATAATTTGCTCTATCAACTCCGGATATAAATGTAACTCCGTTTTTATTAGAGTATTTTGTTACGCTTTTAGGCATTGGCATTTACACCACCGCCTCACACAATAAAGCAAGTGATTCAAATTCACTTTCATCCTTTGCCTTAACTGGATACACATCTATAATTTTATATTTACTACCATCATATTTTATCATTCTTTCATTGTCATACTCATATTTATTAACAGCAAAAGTAATAGACGGCTTCAATCCATTCGTGAATGCCTGATAGAATTCTTTGCTTCTATAATCTAACTTGTCAGCAAGTACACTTCTTTCAGTTTTTGTCTGAACGGTATCTCCACCTTCATCAACTGTATTAACCGCTTTAATTAAGAATACTTCATAATCATATGTCATGTTGTAACCACCACCCATAAACCATCAATTAAGTTAACGGTTGACCAAACATCATTGATATACATTTGCTTAGTTCCGTCATTTAATATATAAACAGCCTTTGTATCAGGAGCAATCGGTAGAACATCGGCAATAATAACAGAATTTACAATCAGATTTTCATTGCCAACATGGATCATAAAGTTATGTAGTCTATATTGTAAATGCCTTGGCATACCTTTATCGTTATCTCTGTTCTGATATCTCCAAGTTACATAGTCAACGATAAATATTAAATGATAGGGGTTAGCGCCATCAAGCACTAACCCCTTTTCATCCTCCAATTCTTTAACTACACCATCTATAATAGCTGTCAAATAAGTATCTCTTACAATACTATTTATTCCTAGCTTTGCTTTTGTTAATCCTAATATCGTTGATACATCCATTTATATCAACTCCTATTCTTTAGCTTTTAGTTCTTCCTCAGCTTTTAGAGCTGCATCTTTTCCTTTAATTTTTTCATTGTTAGATAATTGATACATGCCTCCACCAATATGTTTAGGAAATTCAGGTCTGCTATCTTCTAACACTTCAATTAATTCAGGATGGGCAGACATAATTTGTTCTGCCCTTTCATCTGCCATTTCAATTTCCTTGCCCTCATGCTGAATGCATTTATTTTCTTTATCTGAAAATGATTTTAATATTTTAACTTTCATGATCTACCTCCTATACATTGGCAGTATCAGCTGCAAATGTTACTGCTGTTGCCGTAGGAGCTACTTGTAAATCAGCCTGGCTAATATTTATGGCTACAAATGCTTCACCAATTACTGGTCTTCCATCATAGCGTGCAGTACCTTTAAATACTGTTTGGTCTTCAATAAATTTTACATGCTCTGACTGTGCTAAAGTTGCGCCTTTCCTTTCGGCTAATAAATACAAAGACATATAACCACCTGTAATAACATTATCAGGCATGAATTCAAGAAAATCAATTTCACCACCTACTATTGGCATTGTTTTAGTTTGACCTGATACAATTGCTCCTGCAGCATTAATTGTTAAAGCTTTAGATTGTAATGTAGCAAAAGTATTAGAATTCATAGCCCAAGATTTCTCGCCAATTGCATAATTTGCTTTTACTTTTCCTAATTTCAAAATTAAGTCCTTATAAAATAATACATCTGTGTTAGCTGCAGGATCTATCAATAATAAATTAGTTAAATGTAAATCAGTCCATGCTGTCTCTTTTATGCCCCAGTAAGCAGGTTTAGCTGTTTCTGCAAGTCTTGTTATAGTACCAACTGGCATTTTAACACCTTTTCCATAAAGTATAGCTTTGTCAATTGCAAGTCCTATTCCTTGTCCTAAACTTGTCATAATTTCATTGGCTAAATTCAAATCAGAATCTTCTATAAGTGAATTTGCAACCGGAATAAACCCTCCAACTTTGTAACCATCAACTTCAAATTGATTAAATACTATACTTAGTTCGTTAAGCTTTCCAATCATTTCAGTCCAAATCGCTTCAGGAATTGTACCAGCAATATTTTGTCTTGCTGTCCCGTTTACAGGTTTCAAATTTACTCTAGCTATTAATTTAGAATATTTATTTAAATTGTCTCTTAAAATGTCAAGCATAATATCAGGGATGTTAAGTTCTCCACCGGTTACTTCCCTTTTTTGACCAATTAATTCACGAGTTCTTATTAAAAACTCTTTTACTTCATCTCTTGCTATGAAAGCTTCTATTGCACTTCTTTCCATTCCATTAAAAAATTTGTATCTCTTCATAGTTCCCTCTCCCTTTAAATTTGATTTTTTTTGTTCAGGTTCTTTTGGATTACTCTTTGGTTCTTTACTGTTTAGCTGTTCAAGTTCGCCTTCAAGTTCTGCAATTTCACCTTCGAGCTTACTTTTCTTTTCATCTACATCTGCTTTATCTGCTTCTAACTTAGTTGAATTTTCCTCAACTAAAGCAATTTCCTCATCTGTCTTAGCTTCTTCTAATGCTGTTTCTAATTCGGCCTCTCTAGTCGTCAAGGCTTCAACCTGAGTAAGTAATTCAGTCAAGCTTGTTTTTCTTTGTTCTATTTTTTTAGCAATCATTAATTGTTTTAATGCCATTGTTTCATCCTCTCTTTCAATTTAAATTTTCTTTGTTCCAACTGTCTTTCCTTATGCTGCTCAACTTCTTTTTGTCTAGCTTGTACACCTGTTTCCTCGTAAGCAGGAAACGTACAAACAGAAACTTCATGAAGATCTATTTTTGTTATGGTCCATTTGACAGTTCCGTCATCTCTCCAATCAGTAATTTCTTCTAAGATATTAAAACCAAAACTGCACTGGTCCACATCTCCACGCTTTACTCTCTCATAAAGATTAACTGCATCAGTGTCATTAGGATTGATTTTAATACGTCCCCAAAGTCCGTGACTATCAACTTTAAGCTCTAATGTATTTGCTTTATTTCTTGCAAGTACAAGAGTCGTATCATGATTTATTAAAGCTCTTATGTCATTGCCAAGGGTTTCATTAAACGCTTCAGCTCCAATTTCTTCAAATGCTCCTGGCCATAATTCCGTTTGTTGTCCAAACACTGAAAAATAACCTT